CCCTGATCCACCCACTTCCAAGTGGGCTAATTGCACTAGGAAATGGTGCACCCAAGCTAACGATGCCCAAGACGAGTATGCCCCCATGGGCTGACCTCTCGTATATCGTACCCTCGAAGGGTACCCGGCCTCCTGCGCGTCATCTGGTGTTTCGTACCAGCGATCTGTAAGCAAGCATGCCCATAACTCCGCTATCGGTTTCCCTAATAGCGGGGTGAACATCTCTACATATAAGGCCATCGGGATTCGGTCTGTTGCGTTCTTAAGATCGTAACAGAAGAATTTCCGATCGGGCCCTAACCGCTCCACGAAACCTTTGAGGACCCCCTCCTGATCCCATGTGGCATCAGTCGGGAGCCCCCTTAGCATTTCAAGGAGCCAATCATGTAGAGGCTTGAGGATCCACTGCGTCCAAATGTCAACCATAGCGACGGGCCGGATCTTACCTGCCGCTTCTCTCAACAGAGCGAGCGAGCCTAGAGCGAAGGTATGCGGGGGATGCTTAGCAGCATCCCAAAACCGATTAGCTGTAGTCATCGCCGACGTGAACTTCTGGGCGAAATCGTCCAGTCTCCAAAGAGCACAAAGCTCCAGGATATAGTTCCTTGGTGACAAACTCCATGCTAATGCGTCCGCACCCTGTCTCCACCAAGCGAATGGCCCATTGGGACCGGACTTCATTGAAATCCGACCATAGGCTGTCGTTGGTCTATAGACAGGTACATACCCTAGCTGGGATGAGATTCTTTCCCAGAGCGTGATGACATGTTCCGAAAACTGACCAATATCCCCCATGAACGGAGGTGCTGTCACTGAATCCAGGGATCCCTTCAGAGTATGTGGGCCAGAAATGGCTTTATACATATTCAGAAGTGACGCCCACCAACGTATGGTGGGTAGAGATCCCGAGCGGATTGCTTGGCGCACCTCTAGGGGGAAGCAAGTCGGAAGTCCATGAGTCAGTCGGATCCTTGAACCCAAAGCTTGTGTAGACGTCAGAGGGTCACCCCCTAAATAGCTATAAAGGCAAAATAAATATATTTTAAGCCGGGCTATTGTGGTGGTTACCCCCTGGTTTACAACTAGATCCTGAAGGTGCGATCCCAGTTTCGAAAGAAGGCCGAGTCTGAACCCTGGCCGACCCAACTTGGTGTAGTGCATGAGGGCTCTGCCCCACACGACACTAAGAAAGAAGATCCCTCGCGGGATCTTACTTATATCCACCATCGAAGCCTTTGCG